CCTCAGCCGCCACTCCGCGGCGCTGTAGCGCGTCCCTGACGTGCTCGGCGTGGGCGATCGTCACGGCAAACACCAGCCACCGCTTGCGGGCGCGGGCGAGCTCGACGATCTCCTTGCAGGTGGCCTCCACGAGGCCGGGCCTGTCGGTGACCTTGGCCAGCTCGCTGACGACGTAGTCATCGCCCGACATCCGCACGTCCCGTGCGTCCACCCTGGCCACGGTCGGGGCTGGCACCAGGGGAGACAGGAACTTCAAGCCCAGCAGTTCCTTCATCGTCACCCTGGTGGCGACGTTGGTGAACAGTGGCTCTTCTCCGGCCGTGGCCCACACGCCGTTGCCGCGGAATGGGGTTCCTGTCCAGCCGATCACGCGGGTGTGCGGGTTGTACTTGGTCAGGTCAGCCAAGAATGTGCGCCACATCCCAGTCTGTTTTGGGTTGATCAGGTGGCACTCGTCGGCCAGCACGATGTCGATGCGGCCGAGGCGGTGCGCCTGCTTGTAGATGCTGCCGATCGTGGCGTAGGTGAGCTGGTGACCCATCTGCTTCTTGCCGATGGCCGCCGAGTACAGGCCCACGTCAGCGGTCGGCCAGATCTTGAGCAGCTTCTCGATGTTCTGCTCGAGTAGCTCCTTCTGGTGGACCAGCACCAGCACCCTGGTGCCCGGGTGCTCTGCGTCAGCGCGCTGCGCCAGGGCCGCGATCATCAGGCTCTTGCCGGCACCGACGCAGGCCTCGACGATGGGGTTGCCGCCCTCGTGCCTGCCGAACCACATCCAGAGCTCGTCAAGCGCCCGGGTCTGGTAGTCGCGCAGCTTCATGCCACGACCCTCGCCGTGGTGATGCCGTGCGCTCGCAGCGCGGCCGTCATGGCCGCCGCATCGGCGAGCATCTCCTTCTGCTTGCAGGCCTTGATCTCCAGCGAGCTCAGCGCGCCGTCGCCCTGGCCGTTGGCGAATGTGCCGTGCTTTTGCTCGTACACGACATCACCATTGACATAGTCCTTCTGCGTCGCGAAGCGCTCGAGCAGGATGGGGATGTAGCGGTGCGTGCTGCACTGGTGCGACTCGCGCTGGGCGATCAGGCCCACCTGGCCAAACTCTTTGCAGTCCCACCCGCCGTCCTCGCCATCGACCACGGGCGTGCTGTGCGCGCAGGTGCGGCAGTTGACGTCTGGCGCCTCCTCGCCGTGGCACAGGCTGTGGAAGTCGCACATCTTGCAGACGTACCAGCTCGGGTCGTTTGAGCAGCGAAGCGGTGGCTCGGCCGCAGTGATCACGCGCTCGGCGCGGGCCATGATCTTGGCGAACTCGACCTCGTCGAAGTGGACCCATTCAGCATAGAGCTCGCTGGTGTCCTTGTTCTCCGCGATGTACATGGCGCGGGCCATGCCGGTCATGCCCATGTAGGTTTGCATCTGAGCCCAGTGCTGCGGCTTGGACTTCTGCACGCCATCCTTCAGGGCCGCGAACGACTTCGCGTTGTGGGTCTTGAACTCGACGACGGCCCAGGCCTTGGGCGCCTCGGGGAAGCCTCGTGCGGCGCCGTCCATGCTGCCGCCGAAGTGACCGCCGACAGCGGACACGCGCCACTGCTTGCCGTCTGGCGCGGTCTCGTGGACATCGACTCCGATGCGGCGCAGCTCGGCCACGATGCGAGGCTCAAAGTCCTGGCCCGCCTTGAACAGGCGCAGCATCCGGCCCGAATGCTTCTTCGATCCGGCCCAGCGGAAGGTCAGCCACAGGTAGCGCTCGCAGGCGTGGCCGATCAGGGATGCGCCCAGGTGCGGGCGGTGGCCGTCGTCTGCGTCGGACTCGTAGGCCCGGTAGATCGTCGCGACGGTCGTGTGTATGGGTTCGGGCACTGTGGCCATGTGGGGACACTCCTTGTGTCGTTGCAGGGGTGAGGGGCCTGTTACTGGCGCGCGGGGCGGCCCTCCCCGGCCGGCCCCTCACCGCTGCAGGCCCTTGCGGGCCTACACGGGTCATGGCGTGGACGGGTTCTCGTCGGCGCCTGCCGTCTCGATCGCGACGCCGTCCTTCATGGCGGCCACCAGGGTCTTCTGGTTGGCCACCGAGACGGTGAAGTGCTTCTCTGCGACGTGGCGCAGGGCGCCGACCTTGGTGCCGGCCTCCACAAGGTGAAAGCCCTGCGGGCCCTCGACGGCGTAGATACGGGTGCTCATTGCTGCTGTTCCTTTTCTTCAGCGGGTTGGGGGTGAGACTCCTGCGGGTTGATCTGCTGGAGCTGGTACTCGGCCTGGCCGCGGATCTCCGCGATCAGTCCAGCACTCTGGTCGTATGGCAGCACTCTGGTCGTATGGCAGCTTGCCAAGGGCGGCGAGCACGAGCTCGACGCCGGCAGGCACCATCTTGATCGACAGGATGGGCGGGATCTTGCTCATGATCAGGCCGCCCGCTTCTGCCACGGGGGCACGGCTGCGCCAGCCGCGGGTGCGTTGGCTGCAGGCGCAGCGGGGCGGGACGGGGCGGCAGCAGCCATGGGCGCTGCACCACCGGCCGCAGGCTTGAAGCCGCTGACCTCGTTCTGGTCCTCGTACTGGCCGGTCTCGTCCTTGCGGACCTTGACCTTGATCTGCATCGGCTTGTTGTGCAGCTCGACCGTGTCGTTGAAGCGGGCCAAGCCGATGGATTCGCAGAGCTCGCGCAGTTGCTGCTGAGCGATGCTCTCGGCCTGCTGGTTGGTGTGCCGCACGTTCAGTCGGGCCCACACCTTGCGGCCGCGGTAGCCGTCCTGCAGCACCTCGATGGTGAGCTTCAGGGCCTTGCCGTTGCCAGACTTCAGGGGCACGATCTCCGACTCGGTGACCTGTGCGGTGTACCAGCCTGCGGGCAGCAGCTCGTAGCTGTTCTCGCGCTTCTCAACGCTGTCGGTGTTGAACTCAAATTGCGCCATGATGGGTGTCCTTTCAGGAGTTACTTGGCGGTGGTGGAAATGACCTTGGCAGCGATTGCCGACAGGTCGGGGGACTCGAACATCTCGAGGCTGCCAGAGCGGTCCTTGGCCTCGTAGTTGTAGTCGCGGCTGGTCTGCAGCCAGCGTGTCGGGTTGCCGTCCGCATCCTTCTCTATGCGCATGGCGAACACGAAGTCGAAGAAGTAGCCGACGCCCTGCTTGAGCATGTTGCCGGGCATGGCGGGGTAGTACAGCATCGCGCCCGACTGCTCGTCCTTGGCGCGCTCCTGCTTGCAGGAGAAGTACACGTTGCGGCCGGGCAGGTCGCGGAAGGCGCGGATCAGGTCCGTCATCTTCTCGGCCAGCGCGCCGTAGGCCTGGCGCGGATCCTTCGCGACCTTCTTCTCGTGGTTGAGCACCACCTCGGCGATCTCCGAGATGGAGTCCAGGCAGATCCACTTAAAGGCCTGGCCCTGCTCGGTGTTGGTCACGAAGTCGTAGGCCTCGTAGAGCTGGTCCAGGGTCTTGACCTCGATGACCGGGATGTCAACGCCACGCAGTGACAGCAGGCCAGACTCGGCGCTGATGATCACGGTGGGCTCGCCAGTGGTGGCGCAGAGCGAAGTCTTGCCGGCGCCCGCAGGGCCGTGGACCAGGAACTTCAGGCCGTTGAGCGCGGCGCTGTCTTTGGTGGAAGTGAGGGTAATTGCCATGTCGTCTCCAGGCAGTTGAAAAAATGGGCAGATAGCGCTGCCCGGGTGAAGCTGAAGTTAGACCGCTTCGATCGTGATCGAGGGGCTGGCTTCCTTGCTGGTGATGAACACGGCAGCAGCGGCAGCGTCGGCAGCCTCGAGCTTGCGAAGCTCAGAGACGGAGACTTCGGGCTTCCACTTGAAGGCCGCCTGCGCGCCGGCGGACAGCTTGTCCCAGCCCTTGGTCAGGGCGGCGGCGTCGACCTTGCGGTCGATCTTGTAGGTCACAGTGACCTTGCAGCCTTCGGTGCGCTGGCTGATGGAGCCCTCGGGCTTGGCCGGGTCCTTCAGCATGTCGGCGATGGCCTTGTCGACGGCGCGGCGCTCGGCGATGGCCTCGTCTTCGATCCGCTTGGCGGCGATGCGAGCTGCGATGAGCTCAGAGAGAGTGACTGCTTGCATGATGTCGTCCTTTCGGAGTGGTTGAAAAACGTGTCGTCTCTGACGTTGTCAGTATATCAGCATTGTGATGCTGGTCAAGCGGTTTCGAACAGCTCGGGGAACTCGCTGCGCAGCATGTGCTCGACCTCCGAGAAACGCAGCGAACTGATCAGCTCGTGCAGAGCGTTTTTGGTCTGGTCGTCGCTGAGGTGCAGCGTGACGTCGATGTAGCAGCCGCGGCGGTCCAGGGGGTGGCCGTGCATGACGGACATGCTGGTGGCCTTGATGTTGAGCTTGTTCATGCTGCTTCCTTCAGGTTGAAGTTGGGGCCGCCGATGCACCAGGCGTTGCTGTCTTCGTAGCCGGGCAGGGAGCGGATGGCCGATTGGCTGATGGCCGCGATGATGGCGAAGGCTTCGGTCTGCTCCCAGTCGTCGGTCTCGCAGGCCTGGTAGCCGTAGCCGTGGCAGCCCTTGATCACGTCGATCGGGTTGAGCATGTTGGCCACCAGCTTGAACGCGAAGCCGTGCGCCGGGTCGTGCTCCTTGTAGCGGCTGTTGACGCTGCGCACGTTCTGCGCGTAGAGCACCGAGGCGATGCGCTTCTCGTCGCCGCGCAGGTCGCGACGGCGGCCGCCCCAGTAGTAGCTGACGGCGTTGAAGCCGTGCTTGCCGGCGGCCCAGCTCACGAGGGCGTTGATGTGGTAGTCGGGAACGAGGTATGCGGACATGGCGGTCTCCTTAGCGAGCGCGGTTGAGGTGGGCGAGGGCAGCGGCGCGGGACTCGAAGCGGCCGCCGATCGGGGTCTGGTGCGGGCCGCGGACGATGAACCATCCGCCGAGGAGCTTGTTGAAAATCACGCGGGGCATGTCGGGTCTCCTCAGTTGGCGGGGCTGCAGATGCCTTGTTCGATCAGGTGCTGGGCCGTGCGGCCGAAGAAGCCTTGCAGCCTCCAGCACAGGCCGGTGTCGATCAGTTGCTGCCAGGCTTCGATGTACTGCTCTTCGCTGTCGGCAGGCAGGGCGCCTTCGGCGATCATCACTACGTTTGCGAGGTTCATGTTGGGTCTCCGATCAGGCTGCGAGCAGCTCAGGCTTCAGGAAGGAGGCGGCGTCGACGTAGTCGATCTCGAAGCCGAGCTGCGTGTAGGCCATCTGCAGGTCTTTCGCCGAGAACGTCTTCTTGCCGGCGATACCGGCGAGTGCGCGGGCTGCGTCGTTGAAGGGGTAATACAGCGTGTTGCCGTACACAGACTTGATCAGGATCTCGAGCTTCATGTTGCGTCCTTCTGGAGCGCCCGGTGCCGCCGGGTCGGTGTCGACTGCTCCGTCGACAAGAGAGATTTCATCACAGTTGTGAAGTGTGGTCAACACCATTGTGATACTTGAGTGCAGCAGTCAACTTCTCCTTTGCCGCCTGGTAGCGGGGCTCGAGCTTGGCGCGGCGTGCGGCCGGCAGGCCGTCGATGCGCGACAGGTTGTGCTCGAGGTCGGAGAGCTTGATCACGATCGCGACAGGGCCCGTGTCGGCCACGCGGTCGATGAACTGTTCGTAGGTCTCGTCGGGCTTCCTGGTGACGGCCTCGACCAGGCTGACGGCGCGGTAGCTGACGCCGTGAATCAGCAGCAGGCTGGGCGCCCTGATGCTGGTGTCCTCGAGCACGTCGTGCAGCACCGCGGCCATCTGGGCGTCGGTGTCCTTCGGCAGCTTCTTGGCCACCGTGCGCAGCACGGCCAAGGAGTGCAGGAGGTACTGCCTGCCAGCGCCGTCGACCTGGCCTCTGTGCGCGATCGCGGCGATCTCAATGGCGTTTAGTAGGGCTTCGTTCATGTCACCCCTCGTACACCGCCAAGCGGCCGGGGTTGACCCACTCGGCGTACAGGCCGCGCTTCTGCAGCTCGCGCTCGAGGTCGATGTGCACACCGAACACGAGCTCTTCGCGCATCGGGTTGCCGTAGTAGTCGACCCACCGCTCGGCGTCAGACGCCTCGGCGTCGATCGAGAAGTTGCGACTGTCGTCGGGGTGCTGGTAGACGGGCACGCCCATTTTCTTGAAGGCAGCGAAGGCGCTGCGGAACTTGGCAGGCATGGGCTTCATGGCGTCGTGGTGCATGGGGTTTGAGTAGCTCATTCGTCGTCTCCGGTTGATGATTGATCAGGTGCCGCGGGTCGCCCACTCGGGCA